ACTATGGATGATAATGCTAAACAACTTGCTGTGTCTATTGATAAGCACTTTCAAGAATGGGCAGATCTTCAAATTAAAGCAACCAAAGAAGGTGCAGAGCTACCAGAACATCCTGGGTATGACCAGATCATTATGTTAGCGCGGCAAATCCTAAGCCCACCTCAACCACAGCCACAACCAGAGATGGGACCACAAGGACCCCAGGAGATGATATAAAATGGCAACAGTAACACTTTCAGCCGCTGGCGTAGGCGCTGCTCAATCGGGCACTGTGACTACAGCTGGTGGGTCTGGCGGCGGTATTATTATGGTAACAAACGATAGTGATGCAACCGTAACCTTTGATGTAGCAACAGCGGGTTCGACAGTTTTGTCTAATCAAACAGTCGCTGCCAAAGATTATAAAATTGTAACAGGCCTTAACAATGGTGCACAAACATTGGTCAATGTGAGTACTTCACATGGGACTGCTGCACAATCAGGCGAAATCATTTACAACACACTTGTAACTTAAGATAATGGATAAGTATCGTAAGACAGCTGAGAAGAAGCTGGGAAACGAAAAGTCATATGGAAATCATAAAATTCATCCCGAAGAACTAGCTAGGCAAGCCCACGTTAAAGGGCACTTTGCAGCAAGAGAACGGGATGAATTCTTTGATGAAGTATACGGTGAAGTCTTAATTGACTTTTTCCTTGAGTGGCTCAAGACGGAGCCACATGAAACCAAATCTCGTGAGTTTCTCTACAGTTCTGCTATGGCACTAGGAAGTGTTAAGGAGAAAATGATGAACTTTGAGATGTACGGAAAGAATATTCCGCACCTACAGGAGGACAACAGTGAGACCAATTGATATTGATGCTCTTATTGCAAACTATAATGAAATGATTAACACTTTAGAATACGATTCGATGCGTAGTGCTGGTAAGGCTAAGCTTAATGCAGATAAGCTAGTAAACCTTCACAACCTTGTTGAACGTTATACTAAAGTACAGAATTCTAAAAAAGCAACTCCCAAAAAGGAGGTAGCAAATGGATAACGATACCGAAGCACCCGTAGACTCTACCCAATTGGATGAACCTACAGCAGAGGTTAATAGTCAAACTGAAGAGGCTTTGCTGGCTGACATCATAGCGAACTCTGAGTTCGTAGATACTCTACCCCATGAGCAAGTACCTGAGTTAGACACGGAAGAAACTGATGAAGAAGACCCAGAGTCATCAGAAGAAGCCGACAACGAAGATGAAGAAGAAGAAGACGAGATTGAAGAAGTAGACACAGAAGATGAAGATGCTGATGAAGAATCCGCTACCGATGAACCTGATGTGTTTGCAACTGATGACTTGGACTTGGAAGCTAAAGTTGTGGTCAAAATTGATGGCGAACATACTGAAGTTTCTTTTGGTGATCTTATTAAAGGTTACTCTACTGAACAACATCTGTCTAAGAAGGGTCGTGAACTTGGTGACGCAAGAAAACAGTTAGAAGAAGAATACCAAGAAAAGGTTGGAGAAATTCAAAACCTATCTAAGGCATCTGCTGCTATACTGTACTCTAATGAACAGGCTCTTTCTAAAGAGTATCATGATATCGAAGCTCAAATTGATAAAGCTCGTAAAGATGGTGATACTTATGAAGTCAACGAACTAAAAGACAAACGAGAACAAGCTCAAAAAAACTATTGGTCTGCACGTAATCAACGTGAAGAACTAGTAGAAAATCTTCAAAAAGCAGAACATCAACAGAATGAAAAAGAATGGAATGAACAACTCCAATACTTTAACGAAACCATTCCTAGTATGATTCCTGATTTTAATGAAGATACAGCTATTGCAATTCGTGAGTTTGCTATTGAAGAAGGTATTTCACCAGAAGTACTAGACTCAATTGCAGATCCTATTATTGTAAAGTTTGTTGATGATTATCGTAGACTAAAACAAAACATTACTAAAGGTACTGTTAAAAGAAAGAACACACCTGCCAAAAAAGCCCCGCTTAAGAAAGCTAAAACTACAACTCGCAAAAAGCAAGATGCAGCTTCAGCAGTTAAGGCACGGGCAATGGATCCTAACTCTTCAACAGAAGATCAAATGGAATTTCTAAGAGGACTTGCTGAACGCTCTTTAAATCTTTAATACCTCGGAGGTATATTTAAAATGGCTAATAATCTTGGTGTACGCGGTACTGGTGGTCCACAAGGCCCAGCCCGTGGTACTGGCAAAGATGTTTCCCAGCGGGAAGATCTAGCAAACTTTATCACGATGATTACTCGTGACGAAACTCCTTTTACTTCATCTATTGGTAAATCTAAAGCAACAGCAATCTACCATGAATGGCAGACAGACCAGCTGGAAGCCCCAGGCAATTCACGCATTGGTGAAGGTACAGACTTTATCGCACCAACTGCAGATGGCTCTGGTGGTACAGGTGCAACACCTGCAACTGGCGCTAAGTTTGCTGTGTCTGGTCCTAACCGTACACGGTTGGGTAACTATACTCAGATCAACGGTAAAACTATTGCTGTGTCTGGCACACGCCGTGCAGTTGATCAAGCTGGTGTTGCAGACGAATACGCATACCAACTTAAAAAGCGCGGAACTGAACTGCGCCGTGATGTTGAATTTGACATGATTCACTCATACAACACAGCTAATGCTGTAGGTGTACAGAACGCTAACGCTCGTTCAGCTGGTGGATTTCAATCATTTATTAACTCAGCATCTACTTGTAACTATGTAGGTGAGTTTGAAGCCCCTTCGGCTTCTTCCTCTAATGCTGGTACAGACGCACAAGGCACAGACACTGTGCGTGGCTCAATCAACGGCGGTACTACTGCACCAGCACGTGGAACTCTTGCACTGACAGATATTGATGCTGTTATGCAGAAGATCTATGAGCAAGGTGGTAAGGCAACTAAGGTTATGTTGTCACCAAAGCTACGCCGTGATTTCTCAGACCTTATGGTTTCAGATACAGGTGTTGTACGTAACATTGACGCAGGTGGAAAACTTCGTCAGTCAGTAGACGTATACATGTCAGACTTTGGCGATCTAATGGTAGTTCCTAACTACATCATGGGTCTGTCAAACTCTGTTGCACTTAAGGGTGATAACGGTACTGCATTCTCAGGCGCAGGTATTCCTGATGTTGCTGACTTTGCAGCATTGGTCTATGATCCAATGTGGTTTGCTACAGCTTACCTACGTCCTATGCAGGAAGTAGATGTAGGCCAGCAGGGTGACTCAACCAAAGGAATGATGGTTGAAGAATGTACCTTGGAAGTACGTAACCCACTTGGTTGTGGTGCTATCTACGGTCTTAACTAGGCTAATTGTTAGGGGAGGTCTTTATGGCTTCCCCTTTCTTTTTAGGAGGTAATTATGCCAAAAGTTGGTGATAAAGAATTTAAATACAATAAGTATGGAATGGAAGCTGCTAAAAAGTATGCTGCTAAAACCGGAAAAGATATTGAGTACAAAGCAATGGGCGGCAACGTAGCTGGCTATTATAACAAGGGTGGTAAAGTAGCAGGATGTGGTCCAGCTATGAACAACCCAATGAAAAAATAAATTAACGGGAGATAAGTAAATGCTAGTTATTAGACTTGCTAATGGGAATACTTACCCAGCAGACAGATGCACATATCGTGTTGATGAAGCAACAAATAAAATTACACACTTTTCACCTAACGCTGCATCAGTAGCGGTAGGAAGTGCGCCAACAGCTGTAGGCTCTACAGGGGCACAATTAGGATATATTAAAGCAGGACGCTTTGCACCGTATACCCAAGCACCATAAGGAGACAAGAGGACATGTCTAAGGAAACTGACTTTAAATTTCGCAGTGCAACTGTGGAAGCAAATAAAGGTATTCAAGCTGGCTTTGACCTGGAATCAGGAGATTGGCAAGCAACTCAAGATATTACACAATATAAAGAACAAGCAAAAGAAGATCGTGATAAGCAAGAATATTTTGGTCACACTAAAGGAGGCTATCGTAAGATGGCTACAATCCCTGATATTGTGGCAATTAAAATCTTGCAAGAGCACCATTTAGATCTGCATGACCCATCGTTTATGCAAGATCCTAATAATCTTAAAAAGCTTAGAACTATTCTATTGAGTGAGTACCGTGATCTTGTAGTCAACACTTAATCAGGAGGCCCACATGGCATTGACTTATGCTCAGCTAGTGGCACTTGTTCGTACATGGTGTAATAGAGATGAAGAAGTAGTAAGTGATTCTATTATTCAAGATGCTCTTAAGTATGCTGCAGATAAAGCGTATAGGACCTTGCGGGTTCCACCACTAGAAAATGTTGCTATATATGAGAAAGCCTTGTTAGAAGCTGGCACAACAGCATCTAATAATTTACAAGGTAGTATTACAGAAATACAATTACCTTATGATCTTGTAGAGTTTATTCAAATTAGAGAAGTAGACTCAGCAGGTTTAACTACACGTGTATTTAATGAAAAACTAGATATTCGTACATTTAATGACACGCTAAGTGAAAAGTATAGTAACCTTAATTACTGGGCACGACAACAAAATGTTGTGTATTTAAGTCCAGGGTTTGGCAATGGCTCTACTGGTTCTCAAGCAAATACAATAGAACTATATTATTATCGAAGACTGCCAGCGCTTAACGCTGTGTATTCTGTAACAGTTCTTAATTATAACGCAGGATTTCTTACTACAACAGGCGCAGGATCAGGTGTAGCTAACTCTAAACAGTTATATTTTAATAGCAACACTGGGACAACAGCTTACGCTACACAATCGGATGCACAAGCAGCTTCTGGTGGCGGGACTGTAACTGCTACTTATTATATTGGAACCTCAACACCTAACTGGCTACGTGATGAAAATCAAAGAATACTTTTGTTTGGAGCACTAGCAGAGGTATTTGCATATGTTCAAGATGATCAGCAAGCAGCAAAATACAATCAAGCATTTCTAGCAGAAATTGCAGAAGTAAATGATGAGGATGCAAAACGAAACGCTTCAGGTGGAAACCTACAAATAAACTTTAATGGGCGAGGGTTAATATAATGACTACACCAGCAAGACCTGGCTCCTTTACAGGGGCTACAGACAATGCCGCTAGTGGTGGTTTGTTTACTGATACGCTTATTGATGGTATCCCTGATATTGTAGGTGCAGACGTAGCAGCCGCAGAAACTGCAGCAACTAATGCTAAAGCTTCTGAGACAGCAGCAGCTACTAGTGCAACTAATGCGGCTACATCAGCAACTAACGCAGCAACTAGCGCTACAGCGAGTGCAACTTCAGCTACTGCTAGTGCAAGCTCTGCCTCGGCAGCGGCGAACTCTGCTTCAACTACAGCAGCAGACGCAGCAACGGCAACAACTAAAGCGGCAGAAGCAAGCACTTCAGCCACTAACGCAGCAGCTTCACAAACTGCAGCGGCTAACTCTGCAACTTCAGCAGCATCAAGTGCTACATCAGCAACTGGTTCTGCTAACAGTGCAACAACTTCAGCTACAGCAAGTGCTAATAGTGCAACAGCTAGTGCTAGTAGTGCTACGGCTTCGGCTAATTCAGCCACAGCTGCAGCTACTTCTGAAACTAATGCAGCTACTTCGGCAACTAATAGTGCTAATAGTGCTACGGCTTCAGCTAATTCAGCAACAGCTAGTGCAGGAAGTGCATCAACAGCAACTACTCAGGCTAACAATGCAGCAACCAGCGCATCAACAGCAAGCACTCAAGCTACAAATGCAAGTAACTCGGCTACAGCTGCTGCAAGTTCGGCTACAGATGCACAAGGCTCTGAAGATGAAGC